AACCAATACCGTAAACTCAGCGGTATCAACAAAAACATCTCTTGAGTCATCATTGAATACTAAATCAAGTCAATTAGTTACTGCAATTAACAACAACATTCCAACCCCTGCCCCAATAATTTCAACTCCAATTGTTGCAGGAACTACCGCAACTATTACACCATCCTTACCTGAAGGATATACAGCAAACACTTGGTTTTATCAAGTAATAACAGAAGATCCTGATGCAGAAAATCCATATGAAGGACAAACATTAAATACTGACGGTGCTCCTGCATCTATTCAGTTAAGTGGTTTGACAGAAGGCGCTACCTATACTGTTAGAGTTGCTAACTGGTCTGGACCTGTAAGTCAATATACTGATACTGTTATTTCTGTACCCGCACCACAAGGCTCTAATTTAACTACTGGTGGCAATAGTTCCCCAATAGATACAACTCCAATAGATACAACCCCTGTATACACAGAACCAGTTGATACAACTCCCGTAGATACAGAGCCAGTAGATATAGACCCTGTGGATACGGAGCCAGTAGATACAGATCCTGTAGATACGGATCCAGTAGACACAGAACCAATTGATACAGAACCAATTGATACAGAACCAATTGATACAGAACCAATTGATACAGAACCAGTTAATACTCCTGCAGAAGAAGCAGAGGCTGTATTTGAAGAAAGTGAAGTTTCTATTGAAGAAATATCAGAAAGCGGTGCAAATCTTTCTGTAGAAGATATTCAAGAAGTTGTTACTGATTTAATTAGCGATAGCAGTTTAGATGCATCTGAAATCTCTGCCGTACTAGAAGCAATTGCTGAAGGTGGAGAAGTGTCTGAAGAGATTGCTGCTGAAGTATCTGAATCTTTATCAGAGGGCGGATTAACAGAAGCAGAAGCAGAATTTATTACAGAAATGCTTTCTGCAGACGGAGAAATAACAACTGCAGAAGTTGTTAATTTATCTGAAGCCTTATCTGAAGACGGTAAGTTTACTTTAGCAGAAAAAGATTTAGTTGCAGATGTATTGGTAGAATCAGCAGAAGGAGCACCTGTAACTGCTGCCAACATAGAAGCAGCGGGAATTGAATATCGTGATCTTCCACCTACAATTCCAGTAGAGGTAAGAGAAGATGCAAACGGAAACCCCGTAGTAATTCAAGCAGAAGTTGCTTCAGCATTACTTGTTTTAGAAAGTCCAGCAGCACTAGCAGAAGCAATTGCTGGGTGTTTTAATCCAGAACAAGCAATAGAAGGTTTGACAGAAGAGCAAAAATGCGAGTTAGGGAAAGCCTTGCTTAACATCGGAGCAGATATGTCTATTCCAGAACGTGAAAAATCGGAAGATATTGTAGTTGTAACAATCATTGCTGGCCAAGTGATAGTTGGAACTGCATCAAGAAGGAGGAAATAAAATGAAATGGTTAAAAAAATGGGGCATGGCAGCCCTAAATGAAAACTTTACATTCCTAGGGTTTTTCGTAGCCTGGGTAGTACTTGAGGGCAGCGCAAAAACAGTAGTAGGATATGTAACTATAGCCTCAGTAGCCCTATGGTTTCTAACTATGGGCATTCGTGAAAAAGGGGAAGAGTAATAACACTATCCTATTAATAATACTATAAAACATTATCTTAATGTATAGTATAATATTGGTATGAGAAAGTTGCCCTCAGCCCTACTTTGCGGTATACTTGTATTAGGTCTTTCAGGCTGTGGCGTTTTCGAAAGTAGATATCGTTACGAGTGTCAAGACCCAGCAAACTGGAAAGAAGCAAAGTGCCTTCCTCCAGCATGTGAAGCAAGCGGTACATGTACAAAAGATTTAGTAAAGGAAACTAACAATGGGTAAACGTAGAACGCAAGCAGAACTAGATGGTTTATTAAAGTTTGTATTAGGTCTTACTTTAGGGGCAATTTTATTCTTTACAACAATGGGTATTTTATATGCTCTCGTTTTTGTTGAGCAACCACTAACTGGTCAATCTGAAAACGACAAAATGTTTTTTAATGTTTTGGGTAGCGTAGCAACTTTTATTACTGGAACGCTTGCAGGTATTTTAATTGGTCAGTCTGGTGCAAAAGATATTATGGATGCACAGTTGTCTAATAAAGAAATGGATTCTAAAAATACATTAGCAGATAAAAAACTTGAATCAGAAATTGATGAAGCAAAGGCACGGAGATTAAATAAACCTGACGGAGCAATGCCAGAAGAACAACCTATTGATACAGATTGGGATAAATAATGTCTAAAAAAAAATCAGATAGCAAAAAAAGAAGTATTTATAAATCAGTTACTTGGCCATTAGTCCATATTGGATTTGTTGGAACGTTAGTTTATTTTTTTGAAAAGGCTATTACTGGTGAAGCCCATTGGGAATATGCTGGCACATTTGCAATAATTTATACAGGATGTGAAATATTAGGTTTCTTTTTACATGAAAGAGCCTGGGCTAAATTTGGAAAAAAGGTTAAATAATGGCAGAGCAAGGTACAGCAGCACGACTTATTGAAGTTGCCACTGCAGAAGTAGGAACTGTTGAAGGTCCTAAAGATAATGAAACAAAGTATGGAGCATATGCCAAAGCCAATTTCCAACCGTGGTGCGGAAGTTTTGTTAATTGGTGTGGTAATGAAGCAGGAGTAAAAATTCCTAATACCGTTTATACCCCTGGTGGAGCAGCAGCATTTAAGAAGTCTGGACAATGGATTGACGTAGACGTTGCAGATCCAGAGCCAGGAGATATTGCATACTTTGATTTTCCATCTGACGGGGTAGATAGAATATCCCATGTAGCAATTGTTGTTAAAGACAATGAAGATGGGACAGTCTGGTGTGTTGAAGGAAATACATCTGGAGATCCTAAAGGTAGCCAACGTAATGGTGGAGAGGTTTGTAAAAAACTTCGTGCTTACAAGAAAAATAAAAAAGGAATTCTTATTTCTATTGTGGGTTTTGGCAGGCCTAAATTTGGTGCCTCTGCATCAAAAACACCAGCAGCCCCTGTAAAAAAGGGTACTGCTAAACCAAAAACATGCTCAGCATGTGGACAAACTATAAAATAATAGTGCTTGACTAGCCAAAATTTTTTGGTATACTTAAATAGAAAAAGTAAAGGGGAGCCTATGACAATCATTGCTGTCGTTAAACAAGATGGTAAAGTCTATATGGCAGGAGATCGTGGTGCCTCTGATGACGATAATATAATGTCTATTGTCGCCCCCAAAGTTTGGAAAACTGGACCATATCTTTTTGGATATGCTGGAACAATGGATGGGGAAAGAATTAGACATAACTTCAAACCACCACTACCAGAAGGAAATTTAGATAAGTTTATGTATACAAAATTTATCAAGTCATTACGTAAATTTTATGAAGAATGGTGGGTAGATACAACCAAAGATGCTGATTTTGGCATGATTATTTGTATTCGTGGAAGAATATTTGAACACAACGCAATAGACATGTCTTTAACAGAATATCAACAACCATTCTTGTGTATGGGATCTGGATCGGGGTATGCCTATGGATCCTTATACTCAACACAAAAACAAAAAAATCCTAGAAATAGAGTAAGACAAGCAGTTGCATCAGCAATAGAATACTCCCCTTCATGTAAAGGGCCAATAGATACGGTGAGTGCATAATGAGTGATATCTTTAAAGAAGAAAGAGAAGAATTGGCAAATATTCAAGAATTTGAAATTTGGCTAGAAAATGGAATTAGTAGAAAATGGATAACTCCTCCATTCTGTAACACACATGATGGAGATCCGTATATGACCGAAGAAGAAGAACAAGAATGGTCAGATGGCGGAGACCCTTGTCAAGTTGTGTTGAAAGTTGTTAGTTAATGATAATTTTAGGAATTAATGAAACAACTCATGACGCATCTGTGTCTTTGTTAAGAAATGGAGAGTTAGTATTTGCTGCACATGCAGAGCGTTTTAGTAAACAAAAAAATGATTGGTTTACTAATGATGAACTAATTGATTGTGCACTTCAGTATGGAAAGCCAGACCGCATAGCCTACTACGAAAATCGTTGGTTAAAAAAATCTAGAATATTGCTAAAAGGTGGATTTGGTGGTGGCAAGCCAAACTATCTAAACAGAAAAGATTTAAGGTGGGTGCCAAGAGAATCATTTAGCCATCACTATTCACACGCAGCAGCAGGCTACTACACAAGCCCATTTCGTGATGCTGTTATTGTTGTTTTAGATGCTATTGGCGAGTACAACACCTCTACTATATGGGTAGGAGATGGTTCAAGAATTAAACAAGTTTACAAAAAAAATTACCCCTTTAGTTTTGGTTTATTTTATTCAGCATTTACACAATTAGTTGGCTTAAAACCAAACGAAGAAGAATATATTTTTATGGGTATGGCAGCCTATGGGGATGCAAACAAATATTACAATAAAGTAAGAGATTATTTTCCAGAGCACAACAAACAAAAATATAATTTTCACAAAGGCATTACTGACTGGGGCTGGGTAACAGAACAGGATAAGTTTGATATTGCTGCAGCAGTTCAAAAAGTATATGAACTTAGACTTATGGAATTCATGAAAATGGCAAGAACCATTACAGGGAAAACCGAGTTAGTATTTATGGGTGGTTGTGCATTAAACTGTTCTGCTAACACAAGATTGTGGGATATATTTGATGATGTTTGGATCATGCCAAATCCTGGAGATTCTGGAAGTTCATTAGGTGCTGCAGTTGCATCATATGGAAAACATATTAAATGGCAAAATCCTTATCTAGGCTATGATTTGGGCGGGACTTATCCAGTATCAGAAATAATTACAGAGTTAATTAAAAATAAAGTAGCAGCAGTTGCGGTTGGCAGAGCAGAATATGGACCAAGAGCACTAGGAAACAGAAGCATCCTAGCAGATCCAAGGGATCCTTTAATTAAGGACAAAGTCAATTTAATTAAACAAAGAGAACTTTTTAGACCATTTGCTCCAGTAGTCTTGGAAGAGCATGCTGATAAATGGTTTGACATGGATTTTACATCTCCATATATGCAGTATGCAGTAAAGTGTTTACAGCCAGACAAAATTCCTGCAGTAGTCCATAAAGATGGAACTTCAAGAGTGCAAACAGTAAACAAAGATCAACATCCTGGGTTGCACGAAGTTTTGTCTAACTGGTATGCACTTACGGGAGTCCCAGTATTATTAAATACTAGTTTAAATATTAAAGGGCAGCCATTGTTAAATGACGAAAAAGATATCTTGGCATGGGAAAAAGCATATAATTCTAAAGTTATAACTGGTAAAAATGGCAAAGACTGATTTTAATATTTGGCAAAAATCTTTTGATAAATCATTTTTATTTATTAATGAACAATCAAACGTTAGACCTGATTGGCTAACCTACAATGAAGTATTAAAGACTGAATATAAAGATTCAGTAATCAAACCAATAAATAAATATATATATAAATTATGTCCACCACCAAAATTAGTTTCTATTGAGGATAATGTCATAACTTTATGTCAAGAAAATTTTGCTGAAATATTTTTAGTAAAAAGAAAAAATTCTTTATCTTTAGCAGCAACTGAAAAAATTCATGTAAGACAATTTTATTTATCTAAAGAAAAAAAAGAAAAAACACCAGAATGTTTTGACCAAGTATTTAATTGGGCCATGCCTTGGTTTATTGATGAAGAAAATATAGACATAGAAATATCACCTGCGCCAGACTCACCATTTTATTTTTACAACTTTGCTTATACAAGTAAAAAAACATTACAGGAAAAAATAGACCCACTTATGTTATTTTTTAAATTTAAGAATGCTGGAAATCACATGGTAGATGAGGAGTGTGGTAGAATAAAAAGACAACAGCCTGCGTATTTGATAAAGTTTGCCTGTAGTGATATACTAGTAAACAAGGTAAAGGAGTTTTATGGCAAAAATTAAATTTTATCCATTTAGTCAAGAAACAATACATGTTGCCCCAGAACCAACCCCTGCTTCAAAAAATATGCCAACTTGGTACAAAAAACAACCAGCGTATGGCGCCAACGAAGAAACATCCTTGCAGAAGGGTTTTTCTGCATCAACCGTAAAAAGATGCATGCCAATTTTTGATGCATTAAATAGCGGGTATATAATTTATTTTCCTTGTGATATATATATAGATGCAACGAATCCAGAAAAAATTTCTTGGTCGTTACCAGAAACTATGAAAATGTTTAAAAGAGAGATAGTATCTTCTCACAGCCCAGAGCAAGTTTCACATTATCCAAGAGATGAAAAAAAATATCATAAAGAAATATTTAGAGTTATGCCATTTTGGTCTGTTGGAACAGACAGGGGATATAGTTCCCTATTTACGCACCCAATACATAGAGATGGCCTTCCATTTCAAGCATTTTCAGCAGTAATAGATACTGACAAATTTGTAAGTGATGGACACTTGTCTGTTTATATTGAAAAAGATTTTAAAGGCATAATTGAAAGAGGCACGCCATTAGTTCAAGTAATTCCATTCAAAAGAGATAAATATGAAATGGAGTTAGTTGACATTAAAGAGTCTTCTAATTTTATCAATAAACAAAGGTTACTTGTAAGAAGTAAATTTAAAAATTTTTATAGAGACAATTTAAGACAAAAGAAAGAGTATCGATGAGCGATCCACAAAAAATAAGTTTTATTCCATCTTTGGAAAATTTTAAAGATGTTTATACTGCTCCAGTTCCAGCAATTACTATGGTTCCAGAATGGTACAAAAGTCTTACTTTATATGGAGATACTAACGATATCAAAAATTTAAATCCAGTGAATCACGTAGGTACTGATGGGACTTTAGTTGACACTAAAAAATGTATGCCGATGTTTGACGCCTTGACGTCAGGCTATTATTATTTGTTAGAAGATGACTTACATGTTGCTTTAAATGATGATGGTTTTCCAACTTTAACTTGGAAGGGTGATGTTATGTTAGTTGATAAAAGACCAACTCTACAAATTCCAGTTCCAGGGAATTGCCATCAGTTACATTTTGGCTTCAGAATGAATTGGTTTTATCGCACACCACCAGGACATTCTGTTTTAGTTACACACCCAATGAATAGATATGACTTGCCGTTCTACACTCTTTCTGGAATGGTTGATTCTGATATTTGGGGTCTTCCAGTGTTTTTTTCATTTTTTTTAAAAAGAGATTTTATTGGAACAATTCCAAAAGGAACTCCTATTATGCAATTTGTTCCATTTAAAAGAGATGAGTGGGAAATTGAAATAAAAACTGATAAAAAATCTATAGAAGAAGAAGAGTTTAAGGCTGAAAAAAGGAGAACAATGGTGACTGGCTACTACAAAGAAGATGTCTGGCAAAAAAAGGAGTACAGATGAGTGATCTTTCTAAACTAACTAAAGAAGAACAAATAGAAAAACAAAATACTTCTGTAGACAGTATTAACGTTGTCATGTATTCATACAGGGATAAAGATGCAATTAAAACTTTAGAAAATTTAATGAAAACTTGGTCTGGTAAAATATTTTTGTTTGTTCACTGGCATGATCAAAGTGGTCCAAATAGGCATAGATCATTAGAAAATCTTATTAATTCTTATGACAATAGCAACGGAGCCTACGTTCATATTCCTTGGGACGATAACTCAGGGGCTGTTGCCTACAGAAACGATAGACTAAAAGTAACTTTTGGGGGAAGATACCACCTAAGTATAACTCCTGGAACAGTGTTTGAGCAGGATTGGGATTTAAAATTAATAAATTTTGTACAAGGAAAAAACATAATTGTTTCAGGAGACAAACAAATAAAAATAGAAAAAGGAGATAATTTTTTTATTAAAAAAGAATTGTCAGATATCTCCGATTTTACATTGACAAATTTTATAGATAAAAATTTTATTTTTGGTAATGTGGTTATGATGAAAAGTAGTTCTTTAGGAGATTACCATTTGCCAGGTTGGCTAAAGTATTACGGAGAAGAAGAAGTCTTGTCATTGCAATATTTTAAAGACAATATTGAAATTTATGCTGCTCCGCAAAATGTTGTCACTATAACCAAAAAAACAACTTTAGAAGATTTTAATTATTATCTCACATTTTCTAAATATCATAATTATAATAAAGCGTTAGAGTTATTTAAAAAATCATCAAATGATATTGTGGGGGAAATTGATTCAACAATTGTAGATAATTTTAGTAAATTCCATAATTTTGATTTTAAATCTTTATCGTTGTTACCATTTGATGGAAACGATGTAGCATATAGAAAAACAGATTCTAAGTTTGATCGTTATAATGGAAGCAGATTTATCAAAGATTTAAAGAAGGTAGATTAATATGCATAGAATAACAGTTATTGAAAATTTTATTGATAGCCAAGACGCCAAGGTTTTGATTGATGAAATGAAAAATCCTTCTGAAACTAATCCATATCCAGAATATTATAAAAAAAGGTATGGCGGAACGGCATTTCCATATAATCCAACGGTTATGAATTTGCTTATTAAATATGGAAAAAAATCTAATGATATTCATAAGTCATTAAATGGATATGTTAAGCCAATACATGTATTTAAAGCGTTTGGTTCTTGGTGGCAAGCGGGTACTAAAGGAGATTTACACATAGACGCACAGGGACCAGAGCCTTTTATTGAGTGGAGTACTATCATGTATCTTAATGATTCTTCAGAATATGAAGGCGGAGAGATTTATTTTCCAAACCAGGCATTCTCATATAAACCTAAAAAATATTCTGCAGTATTTTTTCCAAGCGCAGGAACAGAATACGTGCATGGTATAACAGAAGTAAAATCTGGTCATAGACACACCGCTTTATACATGCATGTTTCTAACAGACAGTTTGCTGATCCAGACTTTTTAAAATAAAGCATAAGGATTGGCTCATAACTCAGATGGTAGAGTGCCGAACTGTTAATTCGGATGTCCCAGGATCGAAACCTGGTGAGCCAGCAAGGTCCCCATCGTCTAGTGGCCTAGGACGTCGCCCTTTCACGGCGTTAACACGGGTTCAAATCCCGTTGGGGACACATGAACTTAGAAAATAATAAAAAGTCTTGCGGAGACTGCACTAAATGTTGCGATGGCTGGCTTTCTGGAACGGTACAGGGACACCCATTTGGAAATATAGGTGGCACAAGAATTCCTTGTAATTTTGTTTTACAAGGGAGTGGATGTGGAATATATGAACAAAGACCAAAAAACCCTTGTCGTAATTTTCAATGTGCGTGGTTAAAAATTCCAGAAGTTCCAGAACATCTTAAGCCAAACTTGTCTAATATAATTGTTACTCAAAGAGGATTTGGAATTTATGAACTTACAAAGGCTGGAGAAACAGTTAATAGTGAGGCTATTGACTGGTGGATAGAATATTGTAAAATTAATAATTTTAAATTAATATATAGTCAATGAATCAAAGTAAAATCTGCAAGACTATATTCAGGATTTTCTAGACTGCTCGGCATTGGAAAAGCAGATTCAAGCGTTGTATCTTTTAATCTGAGAAAAGATCTGTCATCAACAGAAACAAAATAAAGATTTTTGTCTAATTGTATTTTTTCTGTAGAGTTATAAATTTTTACATCTTTAATTTGTTCCCCACCAATTTTGGCAAAATTTCCATAGGATGATCTTGGGAAATAGGCAATGTCTAAAGATTCTCTAAGTTTATTTTTATTCATAACCATCGGTACATGAATGTCATAATCGATTGGGTCTTTTATTCCGCTCATAACTAACTGTTTGTGTGTCAATTCTAATAAACGAATATAGACTGAAGCCATGCCCAACTCTTTATACTGTTTTATTTTATTAGAAAGAAGTCCCCCATGAAAATTTGGGACACTTTCCATTGTTTTTAAAGCAAAAAAATCATCATTCATTAAAACAAAGTCATCAGATATTTCTGGATGCTCCGAAGCAACTTTAATGCAATTTCTAATATTATCAAATTTTTTAGCAGTATCTTCTATATATATAAAATCACCGATATACCACACTGGTCGATATCCTAAAACCCAGACTCTTCCTTTAGGCATATTTTTTTCAATTGACCTTAAAGAATATTTTAATTCTTCATTTTCACCAGCACGAGCAATATAAACATAATCCATTTTAAAATTATAGCATGGTGTATAATTAACAGGATGGCAAAAATCCTAGTTATAAGCGCAAATCTTCCAGATTGGTCCAAAAATAGTGGTGGTAAAGAAAGGACCTTGACGCTAGTTGAAGCGCTATCAGAGCATGAAGTAACATTTTTATCTTTTAATTGGGATAATGAACTAATTAATAAAAAAATTAATAAAAATTTACACCACTATCAGCCACAAATAGGGCACACTCTTTATAAACGTCGGCAAAGATTAGTTAATGATTTTGCAAAACTTAATCATGATACAGTTTTTGAAATTTTAAAAGATGATTTAGAAATCTTTACTTCAACAGCAAAAGAATTATCAAAAAGTTGTGATCTTATAATCGTTGATCACTATTCTGTTTCTCCCCTTCTTCAAAATATTAAAAATGTTCCGATTATTTATAATTCTCACAATGCAGAATTTGAGTTGGGGAAACAGGTTCATGGCGAAAGCAAAGAACTAATGGACTTAGTTGAAAAAATGGAAACTCGCATTTTAAAACAAGCACAAGAAATTACATATTGCTCTTCCGCAGATTTTGTAAAAATAAAGAATCACTACGGACAAAGTATTCGTGGAAAATATATTCCAAATGGAACAATAGTCCAGGATAAAATAAATTATGAAAATAGACTTAGGTCTAGGGATATTATTTTTGTTGGTAGTGGCCATCCACCAAATAAAGCAGCAGCAAAAAAAGTTGTTGCATTTGCTCAGTCCATGCCAGAATTTAATTTTATTATTATAGGGGGGTGCGGTAGTGGCATTAAATCTCCAAACATTCCTAGCAATGTTCAAATTGTTGGTCATGTAAATGATGAATTATTAGATAAATATTTTAGAACATCTTTTGCTTTTGTTAATCCTATGCTTAATGGTTCTGGAACACATTTAAAAATGATGAAAGCCCTGGGATATGCAATTCCAATAATAACATCAACCGTTGGTGCAAGAGGGTTTTCTGATCAAGAAATAGAAGAGGCAATGCTAATTGCAGATACAGAGGATGACTTTTATCAAAAAATTAAAACACTTAAAGATAAAGAAGTTTATAAGAATTTATGTGAAAATGCATATAAGCACTCAAAAACCTATGATTGGGATAAAATAAAAAAAGATTATGCAAATTTTATTGATGAATGTATAAATAAGTATGCTGAAAATAAAACAAAAGAGGCTAATCTCAAAAAAGAAAAAGAAAAAATTCTAATATGTTCTATTGTTAGAAATGACGAACATTTCTATTTAGACTATTACAAGAAAATTAAAGCAATGGTAGATTTTTTTCCAGAATACGAGTTTTATTTGTCTTTATATGAGAATGACTCAGTAGATGCGACAAGCAGTTTAATGCTCAAACAAGACTATTCAATGTTTAATGGTGTGTCAATTATTTCTGAAAAAATTAATACACGGTTTTATGGTTCTTCAAAAGATGAGGATAGAGTAAAAAACCTATCACTGGCAAGGAACAAAGCCTTAACAGCAAACAACTTTTTAAATAGTGTTAATTATGTTTTAATGATAGATGTAGACGTAGATTTTAAAATGTCCGATGTTGAAAAAATATTAAACTTTAAAGACCTAGAGCCTAATTTTAATATTGTTGCAGCAGCAACCAAAAGAAGAAGGGTTCTGTATGATCAGTGGGCAACAAGAGAAGGGCCAAGGTATGACCCAGCAATTCAAGAGTTGTTTGAGCAATATAAAAAAGAAAAATATACAAAATATTATTCTGTTTCTAGTGGGTTTTGTTTATACCAAGCCCAACCATTTAAAGATGGGGCTAGGTATGGCTATATAAATAAAGAAACTGGTGAGCCAGATTGTGAAATGGTAGTTATTTGTCAAGAATTTCAAGAAAGAGGGCATAAGAGTATATACATGGCTAATCAAGCAGAAATGACACATAATCATAATTAGTTTGATATAATATAAAGAAGTGCAAGTCTACTAGAATAGGAGGAATAATGCGTATTAAAATTATTAAGTTTGTTGTAAAAGCATTAGGGTATGAATGGTCAGGCGATAGTCTAAAATTACCAGTGTGGTACGTAAAAGAAAAAAAGAAGGTAAAGTAATGTTTGAGTATTATGTTAAAAAAGTAAATAAAATTGTAGACGGAGATACTATTGATGTAGATATAGATCTCGGGTTTGATATATCTTTTAGTTCTAGAGTAAGACTTGCTGGGATAGACACTCCAGAATCTCGTACAACAGACAAAGCAGAAAAGGCTTTGGGTCTTGAAGCAAAAGCATTTTTAAAACATGAAATTGAATCAGCAAAATCTGTTGTAATTAAAACAGAAAAAATGGATTCATCAGAAAAATATGGAAGAATTTTAGGATGGGTTTTTCTGGACGGATCAGATAAATCTATTAATCAAAAGATGATTGATGTAGGCCATGCCTGGGGATATCTGGGCGAAACAAAAATTAAAGATTTTGAAGCACTTGCCAAAGCAAGAAAAATATCTAAAGTTTAAGTATAAAACTTTGACCTTTAAGACAAATATGATATAATATATATGTTCCTGCTCAAATGAGGGGGACATTAACTTATTCGCTTGAAGGAGGAATAAAATGGTAAGTACATTCGCTATGGATCTTTTTAAGGATCCATTTTTTATTGGTTTCAACAAAGAGTTGAGTCGCCTAAACAGTGCATACAGAACAAACTCGCAGTCATATCCACCTTACAACATAGTCAAACTAGATGAAGATTCTTATCTAGTTTCTATTGCTGTGGCTGGATTTTCTAAAGATGATATAGAAGTCACTTTAGATGACAGAACTTTATTTATTAAAGGTGAATTAAAAGATCAGAGTGATGGAAGAAAGAAATATCCAGAAGTAGTTCATAATGGAATTGCAACTCGTCAATTTTCAAGATCCTTTGCACTTGGAGAGTACATGGAAATTACTAGTGCTGATCTAAAGGACGGTATGTTAAAAATACAAATTGATCGTATTGTTCCAGAAGAAAAAAAACCTAAAATAATCAAAGTAAAATAATATAATATAATATGATTCTGCACCCTTTCATCGGGGAGTCGCAGGGTGGTCGGGGGAGACAGCGACCTTTAAATAACTGGAATACACCTGAGCATGTGAATAAACTGCTCATATTTGATATAGGATGATTTCTTTGGTATACTTATAAAGAGGTGGTGTTAATTTGAATAGCCAAGTATTTAGCAATATTTTTGATATCGATACGATCAACAACCTAAAGCAATTAAAAAATAGTATTGATGGCCGAATAGATAGAAACAAGGGAAGAATTATTCGTTCAATACCAAATATATCCTTATTGCCAAAAGAAGTTGTTACAATTCTCACAAACAAAGCATCAGAACTTTATGGTAAAAATTTAAAATTATATGCAGCAGCATTTGGTCAATATGGCAAAGAGTTTGGCGATCCTAAATTAACCCCCCATATAGACGAAGTGCCGTCACAATTTACAATAGACTATCAACTAGATGGCAATGTCGATTGGTCAATAGTTATTGAGGGCAATGAGTATTGGCTAAAAAATAATTCAATTCTTACATTTGAGGGAGAAAATGTTTTGCATTGGCGCCCTAAAAAAGAGTTTTCTGACAACGAGTTTTTAGATTTAATCTGGTTTCAATTTATAGATGACGATCATTGGTCTTATAAAACAGATGTGCGTCCAGACTTTAAAGAATATAAGAAAAATTTTAGAGAAAAAATGAGCCGTTGGGAGAGCACATATAATGCAATATGAAATTAAGGCTGCTGGAATGGTATATTATAAAAATGCTATAGAAAATACTGAAGAAGTAATTAGTTCTATTGAGTATATGCAAAGTCAACTTGAAAAAGGTGTTTCAAGCGCTGCTCAGCCATGGCACGAGTGGAATGGGGCTAATCCCGAAATAGAAAAATTTTGCATAAGGCACTTTATAACTGAGCCTAAAAATGTGTCTAAACTAGATCCCCTTTATTCTCATATATCTTTTGTTTATGATAAAATTTTTGGTGGTATTGAAAAAGCATACAATCATTATTCAAAAGAGTTGTACCCTCATGCATCTCAAAATATTAAGTCAACAGAAGGTCTGTTAAGTGTTTTAAAGTATGGAACTACTGGATACTTGCCAGAACATCAGGACCAAGGGGTTAGTAGTAGAGTTTTGTCTACAGTGGCTTACCTAAATGATGATTATGTTGGTGGAGAAATTTATTTTCCACAAATAGATGTTGAAATTAAACCAGAGGCTGGAAGCGTTATATTTTTTCCATCAAATTTTGTTTTTACCCATACAGTAAAACCTATTGAGAAAGGTTTTAGATATGCAGTACCACAGTGGTATCACAGTTTAAAGGAACCAAGAATGTCAACAGGAGAAGTCTAATGCCTGCTTATGAATATGATTGCATGCCTTGTGGAGAAAGATATGTAAAAGTTAGGGCAATGACTGAGACAGATCCAGGATACAAATGTGATAAATGTAACAGGCCTGTTGTTCGTGTATATTCTAGTATTGGTGTTACATTTAATGGAGGTGGTTTTTATAAAACGGATAATCGAAAATGATTGTCAATATACCTAAAAACCAATTATGTCAGGCATTTGATCCAATGGTAATATTGCCCGTAAAAACTCGTGAACTTAATATCCCTAAACTGACAGAAAATACTGGATGCGTGTGTCCAGCATATTTTTATATGGAAGGCATACATGGAAAAAGATTTTTATGCGATTTTCATTTTGCATATGAAAAAGATATAGTTATGGAAAGAACCCCTGATGATTGGCCAAAAATTTGTGAATATTTAATTAATAAATTAGAGGATATAGCAGAGACATTTGCCAAAGATCCTGGGACTGAGCCACAATTATTAAATAAAAAATGCTCAAATGAAGGATGTAACTTATCTGGATATGTGTTATTTAGTATAAAAAATGTTGAAAGAATTTTTTGTAATTTTCACTACAGAAAAAGATATTACCGATTTTTATCTAATAATATTGACTTTATAGAACAAACAGACATATTTATTGATGAAAGATACAGGATGCACTACTCTGTAGAAGAAGAAATGCTTATGTTGACATATATCTAATACTATAGTATAATTAGTATATGAATTCCGCCATAGTTGACACAAACTCCAAAACAGAACTTAACTCTACCCACAGGTGTGATCAGTGTGGGGCAAGAGCGCTAGTTTTAGTAAAAGGAGAAATTGGAGACCTAATGTTTTGTTCTCATCATTATAATAAAATTATGGATAATGCTGTTGGTTATGACAAAATGATGAAATTTGCAAAAGAAATTTTAGATAAAAGGTATGTTCTTGAGACAAAGCAGGATTTAGAAGAAGCAATAAAAAGATAATGAACAAAGACAATGATGCAATTGTGCAAGAAATGATAGAGGCTGGAGCGCTTGAACTTGAGGGGATAGATTCAGAAAGCGGAGAGTTTTTATATAAAATTACAGACAAAATGAAAGACATAAACAAAGCCCTTTATGATGAACATTTAAACATGATTTATGCAGACACAATGTATTTTTGGGAAAGAGGGTTTTTAGATGTTAGTGACTTTAGCAGTTCAAATCCAATGATCTCTCTTACCTCTAAGGCTTTCGATGTTAAGGCCATATCAGAATTATCGCTAGAAAAAGCAGAACTTTTTGTTAGAATAAGAGATGCTTTAAAAGAAAACAAAAGATGATATAATCTTGATGTGGCTATTTTAAAAAGAAGTAATTATGTATAAAATTATTGAAAATGTTTTTTCAAAAACAGAAATTGATTATCTAAAGGATGTGTTTGAAAAAAGGGAAACTTTAAAACTTTATACTTTTCGTCCAGATACGGGAAGAATTTCTATAACCATGCCCCCGAATTCAATAAAACCAGAAATAGTTGCCAAAGTGCAAGAAATTATTAAAAGTGTTTATGGTAAAGATTATGAAATTAAAGATATTGGATTTCAAAGATATAAATTACAGTATGGCATTCCAAATTTAAAGCCACATATAGATGACCAAAAATGTCAAATTGTATTTGACTATCAAATTGAGTCAAATAAAAACTGGGATCTTGTTGTTGAAGGAGAGTCTATAAGTTTAAATGATAATGATGCTGTTGTTTTTGAAGGAGAAAAAGATGTTCATTGGAGAAATCCAGTGCATTTTAAATCACATGAGTATGTATCGATGCTTAATTTTAATGCCGTTGACAAAGATCATTGGAGCAATTTCACAGAAATAGACCCAATTGGGCCAGAAGAATTAAAAAAAATTCGTACAAGCATCGCAGAAAAATGGAAAAATAATTACCCTATTAAAGATTAAGTCTTTAGACAGCGTATCAGTTCTAAATTAGTGATATACTGATATTATGAACAAATTTGATGGCTGTTGCCCAGAAGAAGATATTGAAAAAAAAGCACCATGTTGGAAAGGATATGTGCAGCGTGGCATGAAGCCAGGAAAAAATGGAAAGCCAGTTCCTAATTGTGTTCCTGCTGCAAAAGCACTTTTTAGTGAATTTGGAAAAGACTATACAAAATCTAAAACTACTAGATATACATTAGGAGAGTAGTCTATGTCTTCTGGTAGATATAAAAGACACGATGGTTTTAATCCTGTTCAAATCAAAGATGGAAAAATTGTTAGACTTCGTAAAGATGGAACAATCAAGGCAGTATTAGGAGAAATGGGCAAAGATGGCAAAGCAAAAAAACCTCGAATCAACTAAAAAAACTTTAATAAAAACACTTGGTAGAAAAATCAAATAATATGTCTCAAATTACCAAAGAATCTATAATCTTTGCTAAAAAAAATAACAAAGTTTTATTATGTCCAAATTTTTGGGAACAAGTTCCTAGTTGGTCAGATGTTTTTGATATTTTTAAGTTAGCAAATAAAAAAAATAGCGTTCATTTTAATTCTTTTGGCACCTGTACTATTGATAAATCAGAACAATATTCAGATATTTTTGATAATTTTATAGATAAACTTTCTTTGATTCACCCTGGAAAAAAAATAGCAGTTTTTTCAATTATTCATTTTATAACTAAACATGATAATACCATTAAAGATGAAATAGCCAAAATTTTTAAAGAAGATTTTATTAACACAAACCCACACCCTATGCCAAACCCCCTGCCCCCAAAGGAAGCATTTGAGCCTACAATTCATTCTGATGCGGTTGATGGATTTTTTACTCAATTTGCAGGCTCAACCCTTTGGAAGGTGTATGATAATAATAATTTAGAACAAGAGAGTTATACGTTAAATTCGGGCGATCTTATTTTTATTCCAAAAAATTTAAAACATAGCGTAGAGTCTCTGTGCCCAAGAAATGCAATATCTATATCCTTTTCTGACTAAATGATATACTGAGGCTATTATGGAATACTTTGTGGCTATAGGCTTGACATCTATCGTCTTTTCCTTTATAATATATATAGGAGTTAAGATTAATAAAGTCTTGACAAAAGAAAAAACTTTTGGCGGGATTCGGCACAGGCAAAGCACTTTGCATAATGCTGTTAGATTAATTTTACCAACCAATGAAGACATAATTAAAAACATAATTATGAATAGGGAGAGGTCACCACAAGCAAAACAGTCTAATCAAAAGTATAATCCAGAACGTATCAAAGTTGTTGTTATTAACGATAAAGCATATTGGATTCAAGACAATGCGTTTTACGAAACAACAATAACTGATAGTGGAGAAATAAATCAATCACTAGCAAAACCAGTTGATACAAGCAATATGGATACAGAAGAAATTGATAAACTGATGAAAATTGTTGATGATTTAAGGAGTGTAGAAGACAATGATGGTAGTGATACAGGGAACTAACGAGTTTAAAGAGTACTCGGTTTTTTTGCGTGCCATGGGCGTTGTTTTATCTAACATGAAACCAGAAGACAAAGAGTTAGCCCTTTACGTTGTAGGATCTAGAAATAGTAAAATACAAGAATTTGCTATGGAGTTTTGTAATCTTTCTGAAAGGGGAATGAAAGGAAGAGGCAAAAAGATTCAAATGCATCAAACAACAGATTCTTGGGTTAGTACATATTTATCACAAATGAATTATTTTGCATTTTTTAGCAACACAAAACAACCAATATCGGTATTGGCAAAAAAGGCCAAAGACCAAGGAGTAGAACTGGGAACATTCCAGTACTAAAGGAGATATATGTTAATTAAAAAACTAGAAGAAGCCGAGCAAATTGTTAAATCTAATAAAGATTTAAGATGGTTTGGCTGGGATATAATTTCAAGAGAAATTACAATTAATGGATTTAGTCATAAGTCTGGATCATTTCTTAATAACCGTTGGGGCATTGATAGGCGCTATCCAATAACGGAAAAAGGCTGGTACTTACCAAACAATTTGGGAGTAAAAAAATGACAAATTATCAACCGTATCAAAACTATTTTGATGTTTTAGGAAAAAATAAAGACAACATTGTTATAATTAATAATTTTATTAGCCATGAAGATTTGCTAGCCATTAATGATTATCTTGATTTGTACGAAAATAATGATGAATTTATGGGCGGAAAAGATTTAAGAGAAGATCAAGTTGAAAAAGAAAATCCAAAAGTTGCAAAAATTCTTGATAAATATGAGAAAAAAATATATGAAAAAGTAAATGAACTTTTTACTGAAAAATATAAAATTCCTATTATTAGAAAGCCAGTTAACTCTACGCATTTTGTTAAATGGATCCCTGGGATGAATTCTAAATTGCACTCTGATTGTGAAAAACCAGATGGGACTCCAGCATATGCTGCAGATTTTTATACTTATAATGTAGCAGTTTTGATGTATCCAAATGACAAATACACTGGGGGAGAAATTACTTTTCCAGACTATGATTTAGTTTTAAAGCCAAAGCCAGGAGATATGATTATGTTTCCAGGAAACAATGCATACAAGCATACAGTTCAAAGAGTAGAAAGTGGAACCAGGTACACCATGCCATCTTGGTATGCTTTTGATGTTAATGAGGCGCCTAAAGAGTCTAAGAAATATTCATACTTAGATTCTGTTCAACTTTGGGAAGGTCTGCCAGATTTTGACAAAATAGACCCAGTTGGTATTGATGTTAGGAAGTATAATGAAGGATCATAAATGGAAAGATTCTGCTTTATGTTTAGGGCAACCAACTAGTGTTTTTTTTGAGCAATACGAAGAAGGCAGTATAGATTATAAAAATGGGATAGATCAATTTTGTTTAAATTGTCCAGTATTAAAAAAATGCTTTGCAGTCGGAGTATCTGGTAAAGAATATGGCCTTTGGGGAGGGATATATTTAGAAGAAGGGGAGCCGTCAAAAGAGTTTAATTCTCATAAAACAAAAGAAAAGTGGTCAACTCATTGGAAAGCATTAACAATGGATAAAGAATTATAATGTATACAGACAGTATGCGTAGAGCCTTTAGGTCTATCAGGGCCCCTAAAAATTTTAGTGTTGATCTTGTAGATAATGAACATTTTTTAGTTGTTCGAGCAGACGAGGTGGCTTTTGTAAAATTAGGGCATGATGACAAAATAGAAGCAGTACAATATATGATAAAAGTTAAAAAAGCATTAGAAGAAAATGGGGCAATTGTTTTGTTAACACGAAAGGCAGTAAAATAACAATGATAGATTTACGGGGCACACCTACACATGTATGCGTATGTGGCTCTAAGGTTTGGAATATTAAGGCAATGTTTGAAGATGGTGCAATTGCCTTATATTTCTTAGATATGAAGTGTGCTGATTGCGGATCTTTGGCAACAGCACCTACTGAAATTGACGGAGGAGAGTTATAAGATGTCAAGAATGCCAGTGCCTCCTGCATCTTCTGATGACTTTGTTTTGTTAGATGATCAAATAGACTGTGCTTATTTAATTGATCAAGACAAACTTAATCTTGCAAAAATATATTCGTCTAGAGAAGAATACATCAAGACCCTTCCTTTTGGTTTAAACTATATGGAGGTAGGGGTAGCCTGGGGATATTATTCCGAATTGGTTGCTAAACAAAAAGCCCCAGAATGCATACACCTGGTAGATTATTTTGATCAAGATTTAAAGTGTTGGTCTTGGAGAAAATTTGGAGAGTGTAAATGTTCGGGGCAAAAACATGAACTATTATATACTCCAGAAACGCATGAAGCCTATATAGTTGATAAATTCAGTACATACAACAACGTAAAAACGTTTAAAGGGGATAGTAAAAAAATATTAAAAAATATTTTAAATAAATATGACTATATATATTTAGATATAACTAACGATAGAAAAGACATAAGGCCCACCCTTCAAGCAGCCTCCTTATTAGTTAAAGATGGAGGAATTATTGGCCTAAATGATTATTTAATTTATGATGGAATAATTGAAGACAAGCCATACGCAACATTTCAGGTAGTAAATGAGTTTTTACGCTATAATAGTAATTGGAGCGTTGATGCAATAGCATTACATGCTCTAGGATTTTATGATATATATATAAAAAAGGACTGCTAATGACAAATAACTATAACTATATTCCAAAACATGTTTCGTCTTCTCCTGTTACAGAAGACTACATATTTACTGACCCAAATAATATTTTTATGGATTTATTTAAGAATGAATTTGATACAACATGGATGAGAAATACCGAACAAAAAACATTTAGCATAATTGAACCAGAAAAAGAAACTATTGATGATGGTTTGGTTATTTATAATTATAACAAACAGAAGTTTAGATCTGATGACTTTACTAATGTTCATAATGGAAAGCATATTCTTTTTTCTGGATGCTCAGAAACAGAGGGTGTTGGCGGAAACATAGAAGACGCTTGGTCTAAAGTCTTGTATGATCTTTTGTCTAAAGAAGAAAAATGTTCTGGATTTTTTAATTTGTCAAGATCTGGCTGGGGCTGGTCAAGAATTATAACAAATGCTTTAGTTTATTTTAAAAAGTATGGATACCCTGATACCTATTTTATTATGTTGCCAAATCATCAAAGAAAATTTCTTTATTCTAGTCATGGACATCCGTGGGCATATTGGCAAAAATACCCAAAAGTCTACATGATGAAAAATCCTGACAAAGCAAACGATCCCGACTTTGCAACAGAGCCTAAAGAACATCTAGAAGATTTTGTTTATTTTTTGATTTCTTGGAAAATTTTTAGCGAATTGTGTGTACAAAAAAATATCAATTTAATATTTTCTTCGTGGGATTCTATAGATAAAGAAAGCATATCTAGGCTAGAAGGCTTTGACAATTTTGTTAATATTCAAAACAATAAGATTGAAGATTATGCCAAGACATATTATAAAGATCATGAAATTAAAAAAGATGATTATAGCAAAAGAGATCATCATGCTGGAAGGATTCTTCATCATTTTTGGGCTGATGAATTCTATAAAAAATATCAGCAATTAGGAAAATAATATGATAAATAAAATAAAGAGATATATAAAACTTAAAATACAAATAAGAAAAATTAAAAAACAAATAAATAAGCCACGAACTTTTATATATTAATATTGACAAATCATTGATTTGACACTATACTTTATATATGACAAAAATAAAAACAATCCTAACTGTTTTATTAATTTCTATTGCTTCTCCAGCACATTCTATGGAGAATGCTCCTGATGCGCTAAATGATGGGAGAACAGTCCCTCTTATAATTCAAGGTAGTGGCAAAAATTGTACTGGATTTTTATATTCTGAAAAAATTGTTTTAACTGCAGGGCATTGTATATTTGACCGATACACACAAAATTTATGGAAACAGCAGTATATAGGAAAACCAGGTATGCCTTACGTGCCAAACAGCAATGAGTACGAATTATTTTCTATAGAAAAGACTTTTTCAAATTGGAAAATTAAAACAGAAAAAGATTATTCAGATACCGATGATTTTGCTGTTTTGGTTTTAAAAAATAAAATTTCAGTTCCTGGAAAAGCATATATTGCTACAAAAGAACAGGTGGACAATTATATAAAAAACAAAGCCATGGTCACAACAATTGGCTATGGTATGCAAAGCAAAGAACATAAACAAAACGATCTTACAAAGCCAAAATATGCACAATTTCCATTAATTTCAAATGAAAGAGTTAACGCTGTAGTATCCGAAGTTTATAATTATAGTGGGGTTGGTCACTATGGAATGAAAATTCACGTACTTCAAGTTCCTGGAGGGCCAAGCACCTGTTCTGGTGATTCAGGGTCGCCATTTTATATAAAAGATGGAGAAACCTTTATCTATTTAGGGCCATTGTCTTGGGGTTTTGGTGGAATTCCAAATTGCAGTGGTAACGGATGGAAGACAAATGAAATGAATATGGGGTCAGTAGCAGCATACGATTATTTATCTTTAATTAAAGAAGCAGAAGATTATGTTGCCAAGCAAAATGTGGTAATTATACCAACACCAACCAACTCTCCATTAACCAAAAAATCAATTATTAAAGTAACAATAAAATGTTATAAAGGAAAAGAAATAAAGAAAATATATGGAATTAATCCTAAATGTCCAAAAGGATATAAAGTAAAGGTTTAGGGTTGATAGTGCTATAATAGAGGTACCCTTTAAACGGGGGAATAAAAATATATAAAAAGGAGAAACATGTCAAACATTGACACTAAACAATTAAAGGCTATGGGAGCATCCTATGGTCGATCAGTATTAGGTGCAGGAATTGCCTTATACATGTCTGGTATCACAGATCCAAAGGATCTATGGGCTGCTCTAGTGGCTGCCATTGCGCCCGTTCTATTACGTGCAATAAATCCTGGAGATCAGGCATTTGGTCTACTACCAACTGTTGAGTCCGTAGACAAGGCTTTAAAGGCTGCTAAGGCCCCTGTAAAGAAGGCTGCTGCAAAGAAAAAGAAATAGGTTTAATTTAAAATTGGCCATGCAGAAATGTGTGGCCTTTTTTATTTAATGATATAATAAAAATATGTATAAGATAATTAATAATTTTTTTAATGAAGAAGAAATAAATATTATATTAAATAATATAAAAGAAACAGAAGATTCAGGGGCTGGACAAATATATAGGCAGACAGGAAGAAAATTAATTGGTTTAGATAGTTTAAATAGAGATATTATTGATAAAGTTGAAGCCTACGTTAACAGCACATATAATAAAAAATTAATAGTAAAAGATATTGGTTTTATGAGGTTTAAAAAAGAATATGGAACCCCAAAACTATTGCCACATAAAGATGACTATGCTTGCGAAGTAGTATTTGATTATCAAGTTAAAACTAATAAAAAATGGGATTTGTTTATTAAGGGAGAAAGAATAGAGTTATTAGATAATGATGCAGTTTGCTTTGAGGGAGAGGAAGAAGCGCACTGGAGAGAAAAGGTGTTATTTGGTGATGATGAGTTTGTAGAAATGATTTGTTTTAATTGTATTGGCGAAAATCATTGGAGACATTCGTCTACAACAAATCCTTTAAATGAAATTGAGCAAGCAAAAAAAACAAAACAAACTTTTAAAGATTGGTCTCATATATATTCTGGTTGATCTGGATATCCAGAAATTTTTAAAAATACATTAATTGCATATCTGAAATCGCTTGCTGGCATTATCCCATGCCTGTTGTACCAATTTCCTGGAAAAGACACCAACATTCCTGGCTCTGGTTTAATTTTAAAATCATGCTCAGGAAAATATAATTCTCCGCCATCGTAATCATCATTTAAATATAGCAAATTTGATATGTGCCCACTCCAGTCATATTTAATATTATTGTCAAAATCAGTCAATATATCGCTATGAATATTAGTTGCAAAGTAAGGCAATCTACCATTTAAATAATCACTTTTAATGTTATACCTGTTTGCATCATCATCGTGTTCTAATTTTAATTTAAATAAATCTTCTGAAATATTTTTAATTTTTTCTTTATATTTTAATATTAAATTTTTAGCGATAGGGATATTTTTTTCATTAATTAGATCTTCTCTATAAAAAAAATTACATAATTCATTTATGACGGCAAGATCATCTTTAGGCATAAAATTTTTTACAATTTTAATTGTATCCTTATTGGTTCCCAAAAAAATAGTTGCTTTATCTTTTATTTTAGTCTCACCTCTAATTGAGTCAGTAAATATTTTTTTAGGATCTGCTGTAGCAATATTTTCTACTTTAAAATATTCACTCATTTTTGGTTTTTGCAAATTCATAGACTCTGATTCTATAATTTCATTTTTAAAATCACTAAATCTAGTCCATAACGAAAGGGTAAACCTTGTTGCCCCAGTAGTTTGTGTTACTCCATGAAGAAAATGTAAATTTCCAGGGAAACATACAAACATTCCTGGCTCAGGAACAATTTCGACTCCTTGATCTGGAAAATACAAAACTCCCCCATCGTAATCTTTGTTTAAATAACAAAGAATAGACAGATGCCCACTCCACAAAAATGGCCAAACTTTTTCTTGCTCGGCGAATAAATTGGGCTGATCATAAACTTCTTCTTGATGATAATCAATGATATCTGTATGTGGCTCAAGGTAAGATCCTTCTGGATGAATAAATAAATCTAAGGGTCTATCTTTATTCAACTTTAATCCATATAGTTCTTCTGCTTTATTCCTTAGCATATTTTCATATTTTTTAAATTTTTCTTGCAATACGGGATCAGTTGCATTAACAATAAAATGGTGTGTTTTATTTTTTTCAACTTTTGACATTATTTTTCCAAAATTTACAAATTCATCGATATCAGATTGCGGAATAAAATTTTTAATTATTTTTATTGTGTCTGGGCCAGTACCAATTATTTTACTAATGTTATCTATTTTTTTTGTTGGCACATTGACTGGCGTAATTTGACCATTTTTGTTCATATACATATTGTATCATGACCATATGTTATAATAATTTTATGGCAAATTTTTTAATTCCACAAGATAGTCTAAAATATGCAAAACTGTATAGTAGTCGTGATGAGTTTATAAAAACGTTGCCGAAAGGGCTAACATTTTTAGAGGCTGGAGTTTTGGCTGGAGATTTTTCTGCCAAGGTAATAGAGGTTTGCTCTCCGTCTAAATCTATCTTAATTGACCCATACGAGTCTCTTGATTGGAATGCTGCCGAATATCATGAAAGCAGGTGGCATGGGCCAGAGCAGCATTTTAATTTTGTAAAACAAAGATTTTCTAATATAACAACAGTAAAACTTTTTCAAGGAAAATATGAAGATTTTGCTTTAAACAATAAAGATACTTTTGATTTTTTATATATGGATTATGATACTTCGTATACCTCAATACAACATCAAATAGAAATATCAAAATCTAGGTTAAGTATAGATGGAATTTTAGGCTTTAATGATTACAATATTTATGAGAATGATACAAATACAGGAAAAAAACAAGGGACAGTTCATGCAATTAATGATTTTCTTTATAAAAATTCTGATTGGTACGTTTACGCTTTTGCCTTAAATGACAACCTTACCTCAGACATTTATTTAAAAAAATTAACTTAAACCTTTAATTTCACTTATAATTCTATTTGCTATCTTATCGTACTCAATTTCTAAAATAGCGTTGTTCATGTCTATTGTATGAACTTTAATTTTGCCAATCTCCTCAAAAAGAATTTTTGTTATTTTTTTATGATTTTCTTCTGGTAGCCTATCAGATGATGTAGGTATAATAAGAAAAGACATTTTAAATGGCACGTCAAAATCATAATCTAATAATTGATTTTTTGCATTTGTTATAAAGTCATTTATAATCAATTCGTTAATTGTTGTGGCATTAATTACTATTGTAATAAAAGTGCTATTTGGAAAAATATCAATAACTTTGTCTAAAAATTCTAATATAAAAGTTTTTGAGTCTTGGTGATCTGTTTTAATGTAAGGAAAAAGACAAGGCATTCCATGATCAAGTAAATCTAACAAAAAAATATCTTGATCTTTTTTGCTTGCTGGAATTAGTTCTTTATATATAAATTCACTAGATGCAAAGGCAGAATGGCTAAGAATTAAAGAAGAAATTGATGGTCCTGGGCAAACAGTATAAGGAATTTTATTTTTTAATGCCAAAGAAACTAACATTGTCCCTGGGTCTGTGGTTCCAGGCATTCCTTCGGCAGAACAATATACAACATTTTTGTTACTATCAATAGTTTCTTTTATTATTTTAATTACTTCGTCATCTGATATACCTTGCCAACTGTGCTTTTTCATAATTTCGGTTCGAAGATCTACAGTCGGATTGGGCCATTGATAAATTTTTTTATTATCTATAATGTTTAATTGTTTTAATTTATTTTTAAAGAATCCTTTATCTTCTACAATAAAGACATCTGTTTCTTTAATTATATCTAAAGCCCTAACAGTAATATCGTTAACATTTCCTAAATCAACACCGACAAAAATTAATTGTCCACTCATTATTCTTTTTCGTTATCTTTTTTATTTTGTAAAATATTTGCATAGGTCATCCCTCTTATTTTTTCATAAATACTTTTTTGTTGTCTTTGAAATTTAGATAATTGAACCTTATTTGACAATCTTTTCTTGTTTTTATTTGATCTTTTAACTTTAGATTTAGAAACTTTATCGTTACTTTTTTTCATTTATACCCCTTATTCATCTTCAGATGGTTTATTTGATACCCAAACTCCGTCTTGATCTATGCCTTTTGTCATATAAAAATAGCAAGAAATAAAACCAATAAAAAAACTAAACAATACCAATAATGCTGTCATTTTTTTCTCCTTTGTATCAGTATACCAAAAAAACGGGGATAAGTCAAGATATACTATATAAATGGAAAGAGCCTTACTATACCTAATATACTCTCCATCTCTTAAAGCCTTTAAGGTTGGGATATCCAATCTATCTAATCGTAGATATTCTCAACACAGAGTAAAGGGCTGGATGATTATTCGTTATTGGTATTTTGAAAATAGGGATAGTGCTAGGCTTGTAGAACAGGAGGTTTTAAAGGTTTTTCGTAATAGATTCCCAGAGACTCACTTAAAGAAAGAAGATATGCCACAACATGGATATACCGAGGCCTTTAGTTCCAAGTCTATCTCATCACGTAAAGTAATAAATATCATTAATAAAACTATTAAAAACAAACTTTAATTTTTAAAATTTTTTACCTATGTCTCAAATGACCAGGCTCTGCGTAATGACAAAAAAGAACAGCAACATGAGCGTTTGGTTTTTCTAATCTTTTTCTTGAGTGACTTTGCTCTTCTCCCCAAAAAAATAATGCTTGATTTTCTTTTAAAGTGTAAGGAGTATCTTCAACATATATATCCCATGGCTCAGTCTGATATAAAGGTATATCTAGGGTATGAGTTCCTCCATAAGAATCTTTGTGTTTGGTGACTATTGCGTTAGTCTCATAATGTGCAAAAAATCCTATGGTCGGCAAAATTTTGTCATTGCCTAAAGTTTTTCTAACAATGTCTAAACTTGAATATAAAAAATCTTTTAAAATTGGCAGATTCATTGAGTCATTAATATATCTACCTTCTCTATTTTGCCAGTGATAGTTTTTGTAGTTTGCCTTAAAATAAGTTTGTAGTTTTAGGAATTCGTCTTCTTTTATTAAATTATCTATGATTTTGGGCGTTCTATCCATACTTTAAGTTTATCATAATAGTTTTAAATTTCGGCGAAAAATAGAAAGAGTAAACTAATCTATGCACCTAGCGGTGCACTATCGGTTAATATTCTAATATGCCTGCATTAGGAATTCACTATCCCAAAGGGCACACAAAGACTCATTCCCAATATCATCAAAGTAATAGCGATTTTTTTCGGGGCTATAAGTCCAACCCTTCCATATATCACCATCATCCCAAGTAAGGTTTGTATCCATTAGTTCATGCATTATCTATTTTCCTAACAGTAATTGGACCATTAAGTGATTGCCAGACTTTTTCTTCATCTCTCATTTGTTTGCGCTTTCTTTTCATATAGCCTTTTGTGTACTCCATAGCCCCAGTTGAGGTACCAGTTTTACCAGAAGACAGTAAACTGCTTTTCTTTTTAGCCATATAACCTTTCAATTTTAAGGACAGTTTTAAGACTTATCCAGGTCCTATCCTGATCTTTTCCTTTATAGACGTTGTCAGGCTCTATTTGTTCGTCTTGTGGGGTATTGCACTATTAATTATACATAAGGCTAAAAGGTTTGTCAACCCTATAATGATATAATATGAGGGTATGAGTGATAATCTTTTAAAACAAATAGCAGCAATAATAGCCCCACATCTAAGGTATAAACACAAAGACTCAAGGTCTTTAGAGATAGCAGAAAAAATACTAGAAGAAATAAACAATAAGAACTGATATACTGGTTTGATGTTATATGTGGTAGGTCTTCCAGTGGGTAATTACGCAGACATGCCACCCAGAAACCTTCAAATGATTAAAGATGCCAAACACCTTGTAGTTGAGAATACTGAACAATTTGAGCAATTTTTGCACACTTTTAAAATAGATAAAAGTGATTGTAACATTCTGTATCTTATTACTCAAAACAAAAATATGGCTCAAGATCCAGCAGAAAAAGAAATAACGGCTCAGGTGCTGAAATATTTAAAAATGGGAGAAGATGTTTATTTAATTTGTGATGACGGGATGCCAGGGATTGCAGATCCAGGAGCAAGGCTAATAAAAAGATGCGGTGAACACGGGATAAAGGTGTCTGCCACTCCTGGTCCAAGTGCAGTCATAGCAGCCGTAACAGTTGCCGCTATGGGACATAATTTTTCCTTTCATTCTTTTTTTGCAAAAGATAAAATTTTTAGAAAGGGTCAATTATTAAGTTTAAAGGATAACCCCATGGCTCATGTATTTATGCTTAGAAATGCCATATCTCCAAAAGAATTTTTACCAGAAATTGAAGAGGTATTTCCTGAAATTATAGAAATCTGGGGGGATAGACAAGCAACCCTTTGTATCAATTTAACCATGGATAATGAGACTGTCGTCAGAGGAAAGATATCTTACTTATTAGAATACATACTCAAACATAGACAAACTAAAGATAAAATAATGATCGTAATAGAAGGAAAAGATCAAAACGGTTTTTATCCTCGCAGCAGGTAGTGGCACGAGGTGGGACAACTATAGAGGCGTTCCAAAGCATAGAGTCGTAATTGAAGGTGAAGTCCTGGTTGAACGGACATATCGGCAATTTTCTAAGTATGCAGATAAGGTCATAATCGTCGCTAATGAGGAACAAGGCTTTGCCCAGACTTATATCCCCCCTGAAAATAAAGCATGGAGAGATATAGCCAAGTTCTACTCAAGTAGGGATATCTGGACAGAGGGTAAGAATATTCTGGTTTTTGCAGATGTGTACTTTACCGATGAAGCAGTTGAACGAATTATGAATGATCCTTATGGCCTATCATTTTATCTACGTAGCAAACCTTCTCACCTTACAAAGAAGTTATGGAAGGAGATATGGGGTATAGGGTTTGAAGGTTTTTCTATTCCTATCTTAGAGTCTACGATATTAAAAATCATAGAATCCAAAGAGAATTACAGTGCTGGTGGTTGGCGTTTGTATGACCAATTAACCCAAGATAAACAAAAATTTCACTCCGTAGAGATAGATGATTGGACTGAAGACTTTGATTTTCCTGCAGATATTGACACTTGGGAAGCAAGGAGAAAGAGGTTTTTAGCACAAATAAATGTTACTGATGATAGCAAGATCTAACTGTAGAGTAAAGTGGAGGAAAGTGGTGGGGAATGGAGCGCTTTTATATGGGGCTTCGTAATGTCTGGCGGAAAAACCTTCCTATCCCAAACCTTCAAACCTTCAAACCATATGCCCTGCATACGCCTTATACCATAGATATAAAGGTTTGTCAAGCACCAAAAGGCTCATAAAAAAATAAAGAAAAAGTTATAAAACCATATAGAATCTGGAAAAAAGATTAAGGTTTCGTAATAAAAAAAGGTAAAAAGGTTTGAAAGTATTGAGGTTTTATATAGAGAGTATTATGACTCTGATTGTCTTTGTCCCCGCTTGAAAAGGCGCTTGATGTTACGAAGGACCTTGACGGGATGACGTACTGGGGAGAAAGCAAATGAAATTGCGTGCTCTATTGCCGCTTCCATCTCTCTTTCTCTTTCAGACTGACGGCGGAACATTGCTCTTGAAAAGTGACGGGGACTCATAATGATATTATATCACTATTTAATTATATAAAAATCCGGGGATTAACCTTGAAACCTATACTTAAAGTGTATAAGACAAGTATCTATAATCAAACCATCCTTGTCAGATACATAGGTGGCTTCTTTATCACAGTAATAACATTTGGTTTTAAGGTTTGACATATTGAAATTATAGCATATGAAGGTTTGGCTATGAATCTGGAAAATATTTCAGTGGATCGTAATGTCTGGATCGTAATAAGGTTTTAAGGTTTGATGGTTTGGAAAGTATGGACCGGGCCTTTAGGCCATGCCCCAATAAAAACCCACAACTTTAGATATTTGTTCCATCTTACTTTCATCATCAATTAAAGATTCTCCAGTAGTATCCTGACCAAAAATATCTCCAATAAGATCAACAGCAACCTTTGATTTGTTGCCATCATTTGCTACTACCCAGTTATCAAAAGACTCTTGATCTATTAATATTTCTGCTCTTTCCATTTTGTTCCCCCTATTTGTTATCTTTAATATAAGACTCAGAATTACTTAACATATCTTCTAAGTCCTCCCAGCCTTTATCTACAATATCTCCTGCCTCATCTACAAACCCTAGAGATGCCAAAAGCATATCAAAGGTTTCTTGTGTATAAAGATCAGACCTTGGAGAAGGAGCAACAATGTCAGTATGAATAGCGTAGGCTAGTGGTAGTCCTATATCGTTATAGTCTACAAACTCTTCAAAGGCTTCTTCATCACGATAGTTTAACCACAACTCAGAAAGAATTTTTAACTTAGTAGTTGGTCCTGTTTGGCTCATCTTATAAGTATACCAAACTATTCGTTGTCATGGAAGTCTTCTTTGATCATACTGTAATTTAGCGTGCTCTATCTCGTCCTCTTGAAACTTAGCACTTTCCAGCACTTCTAATGCCCTGCGATAAATTAAATAAGGAGTTGCCTTAGCCAAATAATATCCAACCTTTTCTAAATCAAGGTAGAAGTCAGAGAGGTGCTTGCCAATGGCAATAGCAACCTTCTCCTCATTTGTCGTTCGATTAGCCCTACTAATGCGATACATAACTCTCCTTACTCCTCAGTATATCAAAAAGTGGGGTAGAGCACAAACCACCCATTAGTCGGTGCCCTACCCTCGTTTTTAGCAGGTGGTGACCCTACCCCTGCAGCGCTCCTACGGGCGTATCCGTAGAGCAATTATAAGAAATAAAACTATCAATGTCTTTGTGGTCTACGCCATCATGACTAATAGTATTATCTGTTAGGTCGATTAATATTGGATGGTCCGCAAACCCTAAGTCATTAGGATTACATGCATAGATTCCAAACCCTGTCTCATCCAAGATAGAGTCTTGCATCAAGTAACTAATAGCCATGCGGGTATAGTATTCTGTATCCCCTTTACGTACCGCTGCATGCTTTAGGGCCTGAGCCAGATCTGTATACATACTGTCTTCGCCCCAATGACTGTACAGTGCTACTGCTAGGTCCTCTGATTGTTTAAATACGAATGTACAGCGTGCTCCCATTAGTCATCCGTCCTTTCAGGTATGATTGATATTTGATTTGTTATCTCATTAAAGATATCGTTCTCGTCTTCAGTGTCAGTCTCATATTCAAAATTCATATAAGTACCTGTGGGCTCAAAGATTATTTCAACATCCCATGTAGCCATTATAGGTCCCCCTCAAAATCGATTACGACTTTAGAAACTCTGCCGTCCTCGTTCATCTGAACATAGACTGGATATAAACCATCGCCATATCCTGTATTAAATACTACTGCCGTGCTATTACCTAACTGACCGTAAGCATTAGAAATAGTGGTGGCACATGCGCCATGATAAGAATATTCACCTTTCTTGTTTTCAATATTCCATT